ATGCGTGATATCTGTACTATTGCCATCTTTGTCTCCGATTACATATTTAGCTGGTTGAGTAATAGAGCTCAAGACGCTTCCACCATTGCTGTTCCCAATGGTCAAAATCTGCTTCTTTTAACACAAATTCCTGATATTGCGGCTCAGTTATGGGGTTACCCATGTCGTCACATTCGGGTTTGACACACATCAACACCACACCTTTGCGTATTTTAGTACCGTAGACTTCATTGTGTGCCAGTGCATAAGCTGTGAGCTGTAGGAAATAGTCTTCAATCCACTCTTGGCGCTTGGGCTTGTTGGTTTGTTTAAAGTCTATAATACTTTCTGATTGTTGATGTATGCCCACACAGTCTGTGGTGCCTGCGTACAGTTTAGGAAAGTACAAGGGCACTTCTACACCCCAAAATTCGTTGACATTTACAAGTCCATCTTTGATCACTGTTTGTGCCATGACATGGCTGGCCCACGAATAAGGATTTGACCCACGATCTTTGAGCTCTCCTGTCTTTACATAGTGCTCAAGATAAGTGTGCATTCTAGTACCACGGTTGGCAGCTTCTGTGGTAATGGCCTGTGCTTGTGCATGCCCCACACGATTGCGCCAGGCGTTGAGTGCGGCTTTCTTTTCTTCGGGTTTGGTTTTATCTAATATTGTTGTCACTGACGGCAGCTTGCCGCCTGGAGTGTCATACAATCTACGACCATCTTCTGTGACTCTGCTTAAAGGTTTGTAATCAAATTTTGGGTTATACATTCATTTCCTTGTGAGCTTGTAGTTTGTTGTATAGCATCTGATGCACTGTTCTGTTGGGATGATAATTGTCAGGAAAATATGATGACTGCTTAAAAAAATTATTTCTTTGTTCGCTGAGTTCCATCATATCTAGTATTTCCGCTCTGTTGTCATTGAAAATCTGATCCATGGCCTCCCAAGCCTGTACTTCGGTTATACGTACTTGATCGGATTGGTCGCTGGATAACATTTTACACAGGCTCGGAACTACAATTTCAAGTTGATTACAATCAGTTAAGTCTGTGGTAATATCAGTGAGTCCCCCAAACACATATCCTTTAATGTTATGTAGATCTAGTACAGCATTTAGACTTAGGTAAAAATCTTTATAAAATTTATCCATTGTGGTCTTTACTGACTGATGTTGACGATTAAATTCTATAACATTTTGTTTGTATGTTGGATCTATTAAGTTTCTCGATATATCAGTTTGTATTAGCAGTAGATCTTTTATTTGTAAATGACGATTTGATACTATAAAATTTTTCAGAGGAGTCAACAACCATTCCAAGGCATGGCCCTGACCGGATAAATTTACAACCGAATGACCTGCTTCGTGTAGATATTGAGCTAGACCACCATGCACTATTGCACCATCTTGCCACTCTCCGCAACCGTAGCTACACCCCATCACAACAGTTGTGGTCATATTCTAAAACTTTCTCCGCATCCACAGCGGTCTTTTTCTTGGGGGTTGTTAAATTCAAAGCCTTCGTTGAGGCCTTGGCGTACATAATCTATTTCTACACCATTTAGATATACTGCACTTTTTGGGTCAACCACAATGACAAATCCATCTTGTTCATAGGCAATGTCTTCAGGATTAACCGAGTCAATGTATTCTAACACATAAGCAAGCCCAGAGCAACCAGTGGTGCGTACACCAAGGCGAATACCCATGCCTCGACCACGTTTGGTCAAATTGGCTACAATTCGTTTACTTGCTGTGTTTGTTACGGTAATCATTTACAGCGGCTTTGATGGCATCTTCTGCTAGGATACTGCAATGGATCTTAACGGGCGGCAGAGCAAGTTCTTCTGCAATTTCTGAATTTTTGATAGATCCAGCTTCGTCCAGTGTCATTCCTTTGACCATTTCTGTGATCAAAGAACTTGATGCAATGGCCGATCCGCAACCGTAAGTTTTAAATTTTGCATCTGTAATAATTCCATCCTCTACTCGAATCTGTAGTTTCATTACATCACCACATGCAGGAGCACCCACCATGCCTGTGCCTACATTCTCATCACTTGCGTCTAGTTTGCCCACGTTGCGTGGATTTTCATAATGATCAATTACTTTGTCAGAATAAGCCATGCCGATCTCCTATCGTTTATTATAATGGTTTTTGTTGACAGAGTCAACCGTTTTGGTATTTACTTGATGTCAATGGCTCGTTTGGCCATTTGGTTCACAGTTTTGCGAGCTTGGTCCACACTCATTTTTGGTGCGCCAGGCTGTGATGGGGCTTGAGAACCTTTCCAGATAATCTCACCATTTTGTATTGAATCGATGATGTTGTTCAGTGGTGGCTGTACAGCCAAAACTTGTAGTCGATCAGCTGTCATGTTGACGCCGTTGTCTCGAGCAATGTTTACAAATGCATCCACGCTCATAGGTTTCACCGCATCGGTGTCCTGTGCTCGTTTAAGCAAAAACTGGCCAATTGCGGCCAGTTTCAGTGCGTCTGGATCTTCAGCGAACTCTCTAATCAACATATTATCTGCGATCGCGGCCTAGTGCCTTGGCTGGCAATTCTTCAGCGTCTATGTCTAGATTGGCATCCAAACTTAAATCTGGCTCTTCACCGGTGTCAGCACCGGGTACTGCCATTCCGTCCATGTCGGGCATTCCTGCGGCACCAGCATCTTGTCCGGGAACCACTGGAGCTTGTCCTGTGAGTACTCCTTGAGCGGTTTCCAATTGGACTTTACTGCCCTGGAGGCCTTGGATGAGACCTTGTAGTGCTGTGGTAACATCATTGTTAAACTGTTGTGCTTGATCCATACCAACGTCATTGCGAATACTGTCTACCAATGCTGGAAGGTCTTTAAATTGCATGGCTGAAACTTGCTCGATCATCTTTTGAATCTGATCCACCATGTCTTGTGCGGCAAGTACTACCTGTGCTTGTTGTAGTTCACTGGCTTCTTTGAGACGGCGACTTTGTGATTTTTTTGATTCTGCTGTAGTGGCTGTTTTCAACATCTGCTGTAGACGTGAGTCTTTGGCAGCGGCTTGTTGTACTGTGGACAATGTTTTGCCTACCATTGCTTTTTCAGCTGGAGTCAATGTTTTACCTTGAATTGCTGAATCAATGGCTTTGCCTACCATTCCTGCTTTGTTGGCTTGTCCAGTACCAGTGGCAATACGCTTGGTAGCGGCTGCTGTTGCCTGTGCATCAGCTGCCTGTTGGCGTGGATCTTGTTGTGCCATGGCCATGCCAGGTGCGGCGCCAGGTTGTGATTCTTTCATGCGAGCTTCAAGAGCACGTTCCATGACCACTAGCTTGAGATAGCTGGGGTTTTGTTCACTACGATGGAAGTCAGAAGTGGAGCGATGCTCTCTTATCAACCCACGTACTTTGCTCAACATGCGTTGTGCTTGTTTGGTGGTAATGGCATCAATGGCCAGGCTTTGCCCAAAATGGCTCTCAAATACCTTGAGGCTTTGTTGTATTTTAGTTCTTGATTCCAATTCTTGCAGTTTCATCTTTGAATCCTTTTAGTTGCCAGTATTTAGCCAGATTTACACATTTATCCAACTGTTCTTGGGCATATTTTAAACGAGCTTGGCTTTCGACCAAGCGGTCCGCTACCACAAATTTAAGGGTAGAATCTTGGCTGTGTGCCAGAGTATTACGATAGTACACAATCTCATCAGATCTGCGTTCTACTTCTTGTTCATGTGCAATCAAATCATACGCCAGGCTGTCTTTGCCGTATTTGTCAGCTATGCACCAAGATATAGCAACCTTGCCGGAACTGGGTTCTACTGCCAAGGTGGCGCTTCTATAAACTTGATATGACTTGGAATTTCTAATGATAGTGTATCGTCCAAATGCTCGGATCACACCGTCCAGGCGAAGTATGGCATTGGTATTGTTGATTAAATGATCACGTGTGATTCTCTCCAGCATGAGCTGGGCTTGTCGTTCACTTATTTTAGGACGTAAGTTGCGAGCAGCCAGCCCACTATTCCTACCAGACTTACTATGATCCCCACTCCCCAGTTGATCAGGCGATCGGTGTTCTTTTGGCTCATGAACTGCACCATGTCGTGGACTTCGCGGACCACTGTGTTTAGATTGATCACGGTCTGTTCCACTGTTTCCAGCTTTTCTTCCAGATACTTGTATCTCTGGGCGCACAGTTCCACGTGTGTTTCTAGACTTTTCTTTT